CCACCTGAGGCATGTGGTCCACGAGGCGAACAAATCCTTTGTCCAGGACATTCTTCTGTGCCATTTTAATCATTAAAAAACTCTAAACTTTAATTTAATGCACATCGTACTCAAACCAAGCCCTTCGGTGGCCCATCAGTACAGGGTGGAACTCCCGAACAAACGCTTCATCGACTTCGGTGTCAAGGGTCGCCCGAACTACACCACCCACGGCAATCCCTACCTGGTCCGCGAACATCTCGTCGAACGTGGAGGTCTCGTGTCCGAAGACCTCCTCAAAGAGGGCGACCCCGCGGAGGTGCATCGAGCCCTCCTATGGGTGAACGTGAGCACGAAAGAGGATTGGGAAGACATGTACACCGATGCGTACTGGGATCGTTGGTTGTTGTGGTCGTATCCGACATTACATCAAGCGAAACTATTCATGACCATGCGTAAAGGTGTGCTCTTCATGCCGTTGGCGGAAGGGATGTGGTACCTGTAGAACCAAATCCAGAGGCACCTCTCTCCGTGTCTTCGAGCGTGCCCACCTCCTCCACCGGTGGGGTTTCACAACGTTCGAGGACGAGTTGGGCCACCCGCTCCCCCTTCTTCACTTCAAACACGTCCTCGCCGTGGTTGAAAAGGAGAATTTTGACTTCACCCGTGTAGTCGGGGTCGATGACGCCCGCGCCCACCTGGATTCCGCGTTTTACGGCGAGTCCTGACCTCGGTGCCACGCGGCCATAGGTGCCTACTGGCAAAACAATTGCGACCCCCGTACCGACAAGAGCTCGCGCACCACGAGGGATACTAACATCTTCGTCAGAATATAAATCGTATCCAACAGCACCAGAAGAACCGCGAGTTGGAAGATGGACATTCTCACGAAGGCGTTTGACCTTCATATTTAGTATACTCACGCATGTAATCTTTAATTTATCTTGAACCCTCCTTACACTCGTACTCACTGATTACTTCGGCACGACACCCCATGAACATATTTCACCATATTTTGTGAGTTTGTAACCACTGGTATATAAGTCCCACGTCGTATCTGAATCTTGAAAAATATTATCACTCATCGAAGTACACGAGGACGCGGTCGTTTTATTGGGGCAACGCTCCCAAGCTTTCCACGCGAGGGCGTTCGCCCAATGTTCTAAATTTCTCGTGGTGTCGTTGCTCGGGTAGTAACACTCCTCACACGCCGGGGTCGCCGGGCATTCCTTGGTCGTCGTACTCGGTGGACACGCGGTCCCATTGAGTTTTTGTGGCACCCGCGTGGTCCACTCCTTAGTCAGTGTACTGGCAGGTGTTCCGCACTCGGTGGGGCACGGCGGGTCGCTGTATTCCCCTTGACAATCCGCGGGACATTCGCGAATGTCCGTGCTCGCGACACCGCTGCACGCACCCGGAGAATTCTCAGTCAGCGTGCGCGTCCACGTGTTGAAACCGAACTCGCTACAGCTTCCCGGTGTCCACGCACCCTTCGCGCAACACGGCGTTATGGAACCGCAATGCGCGTACTCGGTGTGCCCATCTGCGTGTGGACACGCAGCACCACCATGCAGAGCTTCCACGGAGATGTTATACACCCGCTTCTTCTCTGGCTGCTGGTCACAATTTCCAACACAAGCTTCCCACCCCTCAGGATTGGAAGTTGAGGCTTGGCGCCAATTCCCTACGCAGTCCACTGGACAGGGTGGGCCAGTGCACGGCTCCCACTCCGAGAGACGACCACACGTGGAGGCATTGATCGGTAAATAAAAAAACTCCTGTTTGCCCGATTCACCGCATCCGACGTTATTGGAGCCGTCTGGGTTGTACTCGGCGTCTTCGCTCTTCATACACCCGTTCGCACTCTTCTGTCTGTTTGAATAGTACGCACACCCACTCGACGCAGTCATCCCCGCGGGGCAAGCGACCTCACACGAACCTATGCGTTGTTTAGTGCACGCCCCCAAGCCTTTGGCTGCGACGAAGTTTCCACGAGTTTCGTCGAGCACCTCACCAACAACTCCCGTACCACACGCCATCGTACCATCTAGGCGCGTTTCCACTTTTTGTGGTGGGTTGGAATCATCGTAGGCTACGATTTTACAAAAATCCGAGGTATCCTGTACCCACTCACCCCCTGAACAAGGTGTCGGACAATCCACGGAACAATCTCGAAGTTCGCCTTCACACGTACCATCACCCCTGGCGGCGACGTAGCCATCGGCTTGGGGGTCTGGGACCCACAACTCTTTTCCCTGTCCACATTTATCGGGGGTGCCATCGAACACGTCGCCCGTCTCCACGTTGTGACATGCCTTTTTCATTATTTTTGTATCTCCCTGACAATTCGTGGATTCAATTTCGGTGGTGACGGCAGGCAGTTGTTTTGGGGATTTGGTTTCCCTGTCCGACGCGAACACGAATGCAGCCGCGCCTGCACTAGCACTAACACTCATCGCGAAGAGTCCAAGTATGGCTAATGATGCTCCGTCATTAGACATATCTGGTATTTACGTAGATTTTTTTTAATAGTAGGCGCCACCGAATCTGGGCCTACTCGGTGCGATGGACCTCGTTGCATTCATTAGCATCGGAAGGGTAATCAACAGAAGGCAGCAGCACGACGAGGCCGAACTTACCATCCAGTTTTGTGTAAGGAATTGTAGTAAAGTCTTGAAAGCTTCGAAGATACTGTTCAAAAACTCAGATAAACCTTTAATACCTTCTAGGGCGTCGTCTCCAGCTTCCTCTATAGCGTCGATAGGGTTGTTCTTTTTGTACAACAACATGAGAAACATGACACCAATGCCACCTCTCAGACCCCATTTTGAAAGAGTTTTCGAGACTTCCGGTTTTGCCGCGAGATCGTCCGCATTTTTGAGGGCCGTTTTACCATCTGGACTTTCGATATCCACGTTATTCTCAACAACCTCTCGCTGTTTCGCCTCGGGCACAGGTGTTGCGTCCGCCTTCGGGCGAACCGAGGCCGCATCGGCAGAGGCTCTGTTCACGTCCGTTTTTCGCAGCCCTGCAAACTTGTCTCCGATCTGCTTCACACCTGGCAAATTTCGAAAACTTTGCCATAGACCACTTCTAGAAGCGGCAGTGGCGCTGCCACCGACACCTTCGAGTCCTCTCGCGGCGTTCACATCAACACCTTCGAGTCCTCTCGCGGCGTTCACATCAACACCTTCGAGTCCTCTCGCGTTCATGTCCACGTCCAAGTCCACCCTTGGCAAGTCCAAATTTCTAGCTGCTCTTGCGGCCATTATATAATTTACATGTAGATTTTATTTTTAACACTTTCGACGATGACTAAAAATGCACGAACGCGAAGCATGAAATCGTCCTCGATATCCGTCTTGATGTACTTAAATCCGAGGTCATCCGTACCGACGTACCGCTCTGGGAACTCATCGGCGAGAAATCCAACGTCCCCTCCAACGTACCCGTAGGTCGTCATGGCCAAATCGTTCCATTCATACGTGTACACGTGCACCCCTGGAAGGAAATCTTTGTGATACAACTCGATGTTCTTTTTCAACCTGGTATCTGAGGCACGACGGCTTCGGCGAGTGACCACTGAACCCAAAAAAAACTCCTGCGCCTTTTGCGCTGCTGAGACATAGCAATCCCTCGTCGATGCGTTGTAGCTGACCCCTCTGTTGTCGCAATAACTTTCTGGAATGTAACACTCCTCCTTGCCGTTTCGGACGTTGTACTGAAACCTCGGAACGTTTGTGATACCTTTAATGTGGTCGCCATCGCCCCGAGTTTTCGGGTACATGCACCACTGGTACAGGAACTCGTTGCCCTTGGCGCAGACCGCCCTCCCCCCACTCGTGTCGGTGGCCCTCCAAATGAGATAGTCGGCTGGGAACTTTTTCCAAAACCAACCGAAGACGCGGTCGTTTTTATTAAAACTTTTGATGTTTCCCGCGCCATCGAACGGGAGCTGAGAGAGCGGATTACTCGGGGAAGCCTGGCACCCTTTTCGTGTTATTTTACACGTCTTCGAGCGGTCGTCCCACCGCGTCAAACCCGCACTGAATTTACCAGGAATTTCTGTGCACAACTTGGACAGGGCGTACTCTTCCGCCGCTTCCTTTTCTGCGAGTGTTGGAATCTTCGTGTCACTCATCTTACTATACGACTAACAAAATAATAATTATGAAACAGAAAAAAGACGACAGCGCACTCATGCTCGACAAAAACACACTGCTTGCACCTTTCTTCGATAAATCGGGTACGCTGATGTCTTCACCGATTTGTACGGCACCCTCCATGCGTGCGCGCCAGTCTCCTGTGATGCCTATGCTGCGCATGTACTCGTCTTCGAGTTGGACGAAACGCGTCGCCCATTCGATGTTGATTTCGTATTCTTCCGTGTCTTCGTTGTAATCGAATAAGAAATTGATGGGGTCGAACGTCTTCTCTTCGTTCATGTACGTGGATGCCGCGTCGGCGCTATCTGGGATGGCGGATTCATCGAAAGCGTCTTTCACGCCCAGCTCGAGCATTTCGTGGAAATCTTCGGTGAGTTCATCGATGAATTGTTTGTTCAAGAGGACGAGGAGACCCTCGCTGTCTGTGAAATCCATGATGGTGCTAAAAATCGTGAACGCCGTGTCCGCGACGAAGTAGAGGGCCCCTACGGCGCATCCGACGGGACCGGCGACGCATCCAGATCCAGCCCTCGCCCCGGCCGTCGCGACGCGTGCCCCGACTCTCGCACCCGCGGAAGTTCCCGCTTTCACTGCCGCCTTTTGCAAGCCCTTATTCATCAGCTTACGAATCCGGTCCATCATCAACTTTCGAAGATGTGCAAAGTTCGCCTTCGAGAGACGGGCGGCCATCTTTTGACTCATCTTCGCTTCGATGCCTCGTGCGACTTGTTTCCCCCCTAGTTTCCATAGCGTCCCGAACGCGACGCTCTCGGCGACGCCCGTGACTGCCGAAGTGACAACGATGTCCTGAATGACTTGCGCAGCTTGGTTATCGGTACCGAGGATGTTGGTATCGACGTATTGGTCAGAGGTATCTAATTCTGCATCTGACATCTTACAATACGTTGAGAATTTTTTTTAACACTCAATTATAATGAACCCACCCGTCGTCAACTATGGGCGCATGGAGCGCGTGGCGCCCGAACCGACGGGCGTACCTATGACTGCGAACACCTTTGTTATTTTTATTATAATCATCGGGGCATTGCTACTTTACAAACGATACGTGGACATCAGTCGTAATCGTCGACGATGGCATACTTGATGCACTCCTCAGGCACCAGGTAAATGTCCCGCTTCAGGAGTTTCTTCAACTTCTTCTCGGGAATCTTGGTGTGTGTCATGTACGTGTCCTTAATCATGTCCATGAACTTCGACGCCGTGCGCATCTCATCCTTCATTTCCTCGAACTTCCCCCAGAACGAGCCCGTGCTCAGCTGGTGAATGAGAATGTGTGCGTTCCTGCCAATCTTCCGCTCCTTCCCACCCAGGAGCATGAACGTGGCCGCAGAGCAGCATGCACCTTGGGCGCATGTTATGACGTGGACCCTCGATTTCTGAATCAGGTTCATCGCGGTGAACCCAGAGAAGAGGTCTCCACCATCGCTCATGATATTGATGCGTATCGTCGGCGTGTACCCGACGATGTCCGCACCCATCTTCAGAAGACCCGACTCTAGCTTTCGAAACTTTTCGGTAAAGTCCAAAATATTCTCGGGAGTGATGTCGCCAAAGTAAAAAATTTCGTTTCCTATGACTTTGGTGCACTCGTAATCGTCGACCTCCTCGGTGTCTTCAGTTTCCTTGTTCATGTAGACGGGCATTCTTGAGTCTCTTCTTGATTGAATTGACGTCCCTTGGTTTTAATTTACTTGCGATGCAGAGATGATTCATCGTATCGAAATCTTGAGGTGTTATGTCGTACTCTAGTAGTTTATGTACGTATCCCAACCCCGCATAGGTTTGTAGTAAACATAAAGCATCTATGGAAATATTCTCGTTTCGTCGCTGAATATCGGACAATTTTCGACGACGCATCTTGTAATTTCCGAGTTTCGTCCAGCACGACCCCGGGCGCAAGGCTTCCTTTTTCAGTGGGGCCCGCATGTGAAACCTCGGAATCGATATCGCCGCATTCGCGAAGAAGGGCATCATGTTCCAATCCCCGTCCCCGCTGTACATCGCGCAATCGAACTTGTCCGCTTCGGAGAACGAGAGCGCGGCGCGAACGTAGTCGACGTCTTTGCTATCCAAATAATTTTCCTGAAAAATCGACCACATGTGCCCGTGTTCGGACAGGCGTCGAATGTCTAAGGCGTAGTTTTCGTCGCACAGGACTTTGTGAATGATTTCCTTCGGACTCTCGAACACGTCTTTATCGTCGCACCCTTCGAGGTAGTGCACGTAGTCCCTTATGTTCCCACGCGCGCGCACGGCGGCGTCGCGGTCAAACTTCCCAGGAACGACCCTCGCCATTTCATCGGGGCTATGTCTCGGAATGCTCAAGAACTCGAAATTTGGATACATGCACATGTGGGTGGACACGACCACGAGCGAGCCGTCGGTGAGACGACGCCCATCGGAAACTTGTTCCACCGCCCCCTTCAATATGAGAGCGTCGGGTTCGTAGTCTTCTATGAACAAATGTTTCTTTGACCCTTGGATGAGTTCTCTAAAAATGCTCTTCGAACGGAGGAGGTCCGTGGTGAGTTCTATGCTGTTCGATTCATTCAAGACCTGCTCGCGCAGGAACGTCTTGCCCGTGCCACAGGCGCCGTAGATGAACACGTTTTTCCCTTCTTCCAAACACCTTCGCAGACGCGCGATTCGTTCGACGTGCAGGTTCGTCGCATCATCAGGGGGTTTCTTTTTTTGTGGGATGATTTTAATATACCTATCCATAATGTCCGATGATGAAAAAGATTTGACCGACCAGGCGGTCGAGGTCCTAGAAGACAAGGTATTGAATCCTTTAAAAAAGAAATTGTTCCCGTACATGTGTGGTGTGGCCGTCTTTAATTTGATTCTTCTGGTGGTTCTTGTACTGATTCTACTGCGACTTCCATCAGTTCGGCGCGACGTTTGAGTTCTTCCTCGAGTTTTTGATTCTTCTTCGACACCTGTGTTTTCCCGCGCAACTCCTCCAACTCCTTCTTCGTCTCATCCTGCTGTCTCTGTGCGATGACGTCGCCCACGACCTTCTTGAAGTACGTCTTCATCGGCGGTTCGTTTTCATCCACAGACGTGCGCAACTTCGAGAGGTCTTCCACGAGTTCTTTTTTACTCTTATCGGTGGGGATGAGTCCCTTAATTTTCGACACCACGGAGTTTTCCATGATGCCGTTAAACATTTGAATGGGTTTGATGTGAATGATTTCAGGTTTGCTTATGTCGTCGTCGGATGGGAAGTCGCGTTCAAAGAGATCGATAATGTACGACGGAATCGACGGGCTCTGCTCGATGAGGGCGTCGTACTCTCCCTTGAGGAGTTCCACCATGTCCGCGCCGTCACGACTGCGGTCTACCAGGGGAAGGGCGAGCTCCAAACGCACGACGCGAGAGAATTTCCCAAACTGCATCGCGGCGACTCTGTGTGCCTCCATCAGTTCGCTGATTTTCAAAAACTGGGCAATGGTTGCGATGAGACCGGCGATGAGATTGAGCCCACCTATGCTCGGTGCGACGTAAGGTTTCAAACCTACAGGGAATTGTTCTTGCGCAAAGTTTGCCGTCCCCGTGATCGTAGACAAGACAATGACAGGGAGTGTGTAGTGCATGTTTGATTTTCTGTACCTGAGAAACGCCTGGTAGTGCATGTACCTGTAGCACGCCGCGCTCTCGCCCCACGCCTTGAGGATGGCTTCCTGCTGTGGGTGCCAAATTTTTGGGATTTTTTTATCTTTTTCCATTTTAGAATAGATGAACATAATTTTCACACTTCACGCAGTTTTCCTGATATGGCTCATCGTCATCCCGTTCGTGAACGACGAACGCCTCCTTCAAATGTACAGCATCCTCATTCCGTTCATATTCTACCACTGGAGCGTGAACGACGACACGTGTGCCATGACGCAGTTGGAGACGTACATGACGGGTAAGAACAAAGACGAAACTTTCTTTCACCGCCTCGTTTCTCCCGTGTACAAAATGGACGACACCGCGGCGAACAACCTGCTCAAGAGCATGCTCTTCTTCTTGTGGATGTTCACGCAGTACAGACTGGAGAGGTTTAAGATTGTCGAAGACGACTTAAAGACGATTCTTGCGAAGTATCGTGTCAAGAAAAATTAAACACTCTCCAAACACGCACACGGCCTTGAGCACTCGCTCTTTGTCCATAATATGCACAATGAAAATAAAGAGGCGGATATGTTCGCTATCATCATGGGAACGACGCGAAAATATATGGAGTAAACCAAACCGAGCCCACTCGCGACCAGGTTTGTCATCAAGAATGCGTAGCTCAACCCGTCGGCGTCCCTCGTGCGACACGTGTGTGCGACCTGTGGCACGAACATGACCGAGATGAGCACGGAGCTCACGAGACCGCAGGTCTCTACTACCAACATGTATAATTAAAGAGACACACTCTTTTTAATTATATGTACAAGGTCCTCGCCATCGATGTCGGCTATCATAACATGGGTTTGGTCATGGCACACTGCGAGAACGCGCGCGTTGAAGTCGCGTGGCTGAAAAAGGTGAGCTTAGAGGACTACAAATACATCCAGACCAATGACATCGTAGACTTAGTCCCACTCATGGTCGGGGAACATCAGAAGGTGTTCGACGAAGCCGACCACATTCTCATAGAGAGACAGCCCCCTGGGGGATTTCAAAACATAGAGATTCTTCTCCACTACATGTTTCGCGACAAGGTGACATTGGTGAATCCCGTGTCCCTGCACTCACACTTCGGCATCAGACACCTCACGTACGAGGAGAGGAAGGAGCGAACCACGAGTATCGCGGAGAAGTACATCGAGGGCGGAGTACCCTACGACAGAAAACACGATATTGGTGATGCGGTGTGCATGATTGTGTACTTTAACTTTAGAAAGTCCGTGCACGTTTTTGATAGGTTTAGATTTAGTTGAAACGCCACGCACTCTTGTCGACGCCCGCGCGCAGCTTACGCATGGCGTTCAGGGCGGTGAACATAAGGGCGGGGCTGGCGTTTTTGTTTTTCGCAGCCTTGATGTCGACGACCCCCCTGATCGTCTTTTTCGCACCATCGGTGAGGTTGGTGTAGTTCGCGCGAACGCGTTCGGCCACGAGGGCCTTCGCCTTCACAACAGCCTTCGCGTAGTTCTTTTGGTTTTGGTAGAGAATAACCTTCTTCCCGTAGCTGGAAAGGTTCTTCGACTTCGAGAGGTCATCCACCATTTGTTGCATGGTGTACTTCTTTTGACCCACGGGTTCGCTCGGTTTCGTGAGCATGGAGATGCCAGGGGTGCGACGCACCATTTTGTTCAGGGCGCGCAACTTCTTCATGGCATCGAATAACAGACGCGGTGAACTTTCCTGATTGACGTCGTCGAGAATCTTAGAGGCGTATTGCATCATTCCCTCCGGAACGCCGTTGTATGCGCGCAACACACGCATGTACAGCATCGGACGCGCGTTCAGAACCGCTCGAACGTAGTTCGGTTCACGCTTGTTTTTGTACATGGCGAGCTTCTGTTGAAAGTTGTACAAGTTCGCGGCGTTGCCGAGGTCCTGAACCATGCGATTGTATTCGGTGTTCATATTTTATATTAGACTCACAATTTATTTTTAATCTTAGTACAGATGGTCTTTCTCGTGTTCTTCGCGTCGACGCCGATGTTCAACCCGGCGGCGATGTCTTGCATGTCTTTCTTTTTCAAACGACACGCGCGCCTCTTCAAGTTCGCTTCCCACTCCTTAATGAGACGTTCGACCTCCCCCCACTTCCGGTCCAGTCGCGCGCGAACAATCTTACCCAATTGCTTGAAATCCGTCGGGGTGTACGTCGCTTGACGCATGACTTTGGCGACCATGCGCTGATACATGGACTCCACTATCTGTCCTCTCACATTCGCTCGAGCCCCTCCCATCGTGCCTCTCGTGTTTATGTAGCGCATCATGTTGCGACGTTCCGCAGACGCCCGAGCGTTCGCCAATCTTCGCTTCTTCGCGCGATGCACTTCAAGTGCGAGACGCGCCGCTTCGGCGTTTCTTTGTTCCTGTCTCGTCGGTGACTTTCTTTTCTCGACCATATAGTATACATGAAGAATAAAAACAAAACGCGACTCATGTACGCCACCATTGTCGTGCTCATCCTGGCCCTCGCGTACGCGTGGTACAACCCAAGGGAGGTCGTCGTCCCAGTCGAGACGGAGGTCCACGTGCCAGTGCCAGTGGCCGTGCCCGTGGAACCCCCGAGACGCGCCCCGGAGTACAGGGGGCCACCAATTAAGAAGTACAAGCCAGGGCACATGCAACAGATGGGTCTTTTGGTGAATGCACAGAATGAAACCCTTCCCCTGTATGGCAAAGAAGCCAGGGGGTACAGGGACCGGTACAACTATTACACGACCACGTCTGGGGAGCAGATGTACCCCGTGCCGGTGACCCACAACGACCGCGAGTGCACGGAAGACATCGGGTGCCCGGAGTTCTATGGCGAAGAGAGCGTGTCCGTCCTCGGGAAGGATGGCACTTATAACGTCAAGATGTATCGGACGGATGATTTTTTCTGATGCAGTCGTACTCGAGCGCCGACAATCCGATGATTTTCGCACTTTTTGCCTTTAATGCTAAGAGTTCTTTAACATCCTCATCGTACAGGTTGCTAAAGAATTCACGCTTCGCCTCGATGTCGCTCAGCTGTGAGCCGTTCTCTCGCATCGCTTGCACGTGCGGCCACGTGTGTTTACGTAAATAGTGGACTTCCTGCCTCAACTGGACCAGTTCAGGGAGAATGAGGTCTCTGACTATTTTTTCGAGTTCTTCGAGCGTGGCGGGTCTCCACGTCGTCGTCATCGTTGATTAACTATTGTGTACTATTTTTAATCCAAACTTTTTGGTCATCAGTCGTTTCGCCCCTTCCATGGTGGGGTAAGACCAGAGGAGCCACCGAGACCAGAAACCTGGGGTGTACATCCCCGCCCGCGTCCACGTCTCACGACGGCGGTGACGCACGAGGTACCTCATCATGCGTTCCCGGTCCTTGTGAATGGTGTAGTCGGAGTATCCTTTACCACCGAAGTCCACAAACTTTCCGGAGTCTACGAAAATTGCGCGAAATTTTTTATCCCCCTTCGGACTTTTGATGAGACGCACTTTCATATGTTACATGCTCATAAATTAAATTATTTGGTTCGTTGGACGGACATTCGAAGGGGTGGGATGTACCCACCAGCGTTCCTGAATGCTTCGAAGGCACTCTTGGGACATGAATCATAATTCGCGAACCATAGGTCATATGTGAACATGGCGACGTCCCCCTTTGAACGCCAGTACTGGAAACGTTTCTGACTCAACGCATTGTCCCCGTCGTGATAGAGTTCGACCAGGTACTTGGACCCTTTCGTATCCATGATTTGTCCAGGGCGTGGGACCCCGTTGACGACGATGAAAACCATGTCGTCGCGTTCGAAGTCCATAGTGCGAGGTGGAGAGACCTTGGTGGGTTGGGGGCGGGGTCTGGGGCTTCTTTTCCTAATTTTTTTTTCACATCATGCACTTCGAGCAATACTTCTCAACCTTCTGCACGCGGCGGTACGCGTAAAGGCCGACGAGGGCGGCGAGGGCGGCGCCGTAGGCCAGCTGATTCATTTGCTTACGCATGAAGAACAGGGCGAGGACGATGGCCAGCATGACGAGTTCTTCCATGGTCGGCATGAAGAAGCGCGCGTCGAGGTCCGGGGCTTCTTCGGTCGGTTCGGGGGCGGTGTACATGGAGCGTTTGTATCCGGGCATTTTTATTATCTACGAAGAAATTAATGTGGTGGTTCGCCGCCCTTCCCGTGGCCCTCGTGGCGTGGGACTTTTGTAAACCACCGATGGACAAGTTGTATTTTCAAAATCCGTGGCGCCCCCTGGTGGGCATGCGAAACACCCTCGTCGACATATTTTGCAGTGCACCAGACGCGTTCGACCTGTGGCCCATCGGTTTCCACTTCGGGAAGATTCGCAAGGAGTTTTTCGAGAGAGAACCTCTGGTGGAAAAACATTATTTTCACGACATGGACCCATGGTTTCCAAAAAACATGGGATATTATTATTACAACGTGCGGGACTTCCCGTTTTTACAGAGTGTTATTGATACAATTCCACGTGTCGATAAGGACACGGGGGTCGTCGCGGTCATCGAAGGCCCGATGACCATCGCCCCGCATCGGGCTGAAAGTAATTTACAACTGCGCTATCACATGACCCTCGAAGGTACTGGGGGGTGCACCCTACACACCCTAGACAGAAAGTACGCACACAAAACCGGTGATGAATTTATTTTTGATCATGGTCGCTACCATAGTTTAGAAAAGACCGATTCCGAGAGACGCGTGACCCTGATTCTGGATGTAAATAGGGTTTGGGGACTTCGAGGATGATCGTCTCCCCGACTTCATTTTTGGCTTCGATAAGCATGGTCGGGCTGAAGTGGCGCACAGGCAATTCTTCGGGCTGCCCGAACACAAATTTAAATACGTTCAACATTATGGGACACTTTTTAAAAAATAGGGTGATATTTTTTAAAAAGTCTCCGTCTCTGGGTTTCGATCCCAGTACTTTGAGGTTAACAGCCCCACACTCTTCCGATTGAGTTAAGACGGACGGGTCCAGCCTACCGGATTCGAACCAGTGACCCACTGAGCTTTGATAACGACTACAATCAGTTGCTCTTCCAACTGAGCTAAGGCTGGGGACAGCTTCCGCCAGGGTTCGAACCTGGGTTGTTGGATTCAAAGTCCAAAGTGATGAACCACTACACTACGGAAGCTATACTATTATAAAGATTTTATTCTTTAAGTCATAAAAAAAATGTTGACACATTGCATAGGACAAGATGAACCCCGTCATCATTATAATCATCGGCTTGGTGGTTTGTTTAGGGGTTGGTATCTATTTAATGACTTCAAAGAAGCCGTGCGGGGACCACCAGACTCAGGGCAAGTGCAAGAGCCCGTGCAAGTGGGACACCCATGGCTATAAGTGTGTTGATAAGGGTGCTGCCCTCACACCAGCACCGGCATCGGACCCAGCACCGGCATCGGACCCAGCACCGGCGTCTGACCCGTCGCCCCCATCGGACGAAGTGGTAAGACGAGGTTCAGGCGCACCTACGACATTTGTGAATGAGGGATACACGGAAATTGAAAATATGAAGGTGCGCAAATCCGCAGACTCGCTTTGTAAAAACGATGTGGGTAAATGTTACACTGCGTGTAATTATGAACCTTCGTGCATCGGATACAGCGTGCACGATAGTGGCCGATGTTGTCTTTTGGATGAAATTAAAAATGTGGAGTACGACGACAACGAGAAAGTACACATCAGGACGCCCAGTGATTACTCTGTTGAAAAGTTGGGTGATAGAGAGAATGGATTGCTGGGAACGTACACGGATAAAAGCCTAGGCGAATGTGCCGCGCTTTGTACCCAGAAGAGTGGATGCTATGGCATTTCATATAAAACTGGTGAGTGTGAACTCAAGAAAGAAGAAGGACTGGCGTCTGATTACACCGACACCGGTAAACAATTTTTATTCAACGAGTCCATGAAGCCTGTACAGAATGAAGTGTTTCATATTACCAAATATGATTACACGCGTTCGGAAGCGTCTGAGAAGTGTCAGTCTCTTGGAGCTCGCCTAGCTACTGAAGAAGAATTAACAGCGGCGCATGGAGCTGGTGCAGACTGGTGTAGTACAGGGTGGGATTCGGACAATGCAAATGCTGGATACCCTATCAATACTACTCTAATGGAAGGATGTTCACCCACTGCAGCACTCGTTCGATGGACACACTCAAGTGGAAAAGCTGGTGCAAACTGCTACGGATTGAAACCCACAATGAAAATTCCAGGTGCAGAAGACCTTCTGCCATGGAACGCATCAAAATGGAGTCAACATGATTAAAAAAAAACTTAAACAATAATAATAATAGATGATAGAGTTCGTCTTAGTCATCGTGCTTCTCGCGTTCATGATTTTACGCACTGAGCCAAAGTATTCCTACGAGACGTACCTCCTGACCTTACCAGAGGCCGAGGAACGACGAGAGGTTTTCTTCAGGCACAATGCGGACGCGACCAACGT